TTCTCTGCCTCTTCTTTCTCATCATGAGTTCCAGCTTTGATAGCTGAATCTCTTGAATCTTTTGATTTGAATACTGATACTTTACCAGTAGCTTTGTTTATTGCTGTAAATGATTCAGCTTCGTTTAGTAAATCTTTTAACTTTATCATAGTAGTAATATTATTTTTTTCCTAATCTTCGATTAACTTCTTCAATGTCTAAATCAGCCATTTCGTAATATCTATTTAGAATATTTCCCATATCTTCATATAGAGCACTTAACCTCTCATCCATTTGTCTTGCTTCGGAAGCAATCTTTTCGAATGATTTATCCATCTTCTCTAATTCACTTAGGTTACGTTTAATCGTTACCTTATCGAACCAATCATCAGATTCTCCCAATAGTAATGCTTTAGAAGCTTCTACGATTCCACCTAACGTTTCTGCTACCTCTACGATATCAGATTTTCTTTTCATTTGTTCATCAAAACTTTTGTAAGTTGAGATAACTTCTAAAAAATGTTTTTTAGTTTCGTTACTTAGTGGCTTATTAGCATCAAGTGATTCTGATAAACTAAATTTACCATCAACAATCTTTACTTCGTTGATATTAGTTTTACGGATATCATTGTACCCTTTGCTTACGTTTTTACCTTGTTTAGAATCGACTTTAAATTCGATTTTGTTTTCGGTAACGTATTTGTATATGTCAAATCCTTTTTTCATTATGATAATTCCGTTATAATTTCTCTCATTAAACTTTCTGCTTTACAAAAATCTCCACAAACATCAGTACCAATTTTCTTTACTACCGATTCGTTCATTGGAGTCATAAATGCACCATGTGTAGATGGATTGGATACAAAATCCCAACCAATTAGTTCAAAATCAGAACCTACTTCTACTTTACCTTCTCCAATATTACTAACCGAACCCATACCTCTTGATGAGATACCTAATAGGATACCGGCTCTTAGTAATTCTTTTAAGATGTTACCAGATGGAGTTGGTAAGATTTCAACTGTACCTACTACATCATTACCTTCCCAATGTACTTCTCTGATATTATGAGATACATTCTTTAGGTTTATAACCGAAGAATCTGGGTGGTCTAATTCACCTAATGCTCTTCTTTCTTTAATAAGAGTTTGATATTTATCTACTTCTCTTTCTAATATATTTTTTGGGTACACTCTTCCATTTTGGTTTTCTGCACCAGAACGCTGAAGAACTCCCTTAACCAATGTTCTACCAGAAGCATCTTCATTGACGCTACCTTTAAACAAATTAGTTTCTATGATTAAATTTTTCATTTCGTTCTTTTATTATTTATTGTACATTGTTACCAAAGTATCAAACTCTGCTTTAACGTTATCCGTTAATACGTTTTTAATTCCTTCATTAATTAACACATTGATTACATCCATTGTATTGGATTCACCAATTAGTTTACTTTCAATAACAGGTCTGTCTATAAAACTAATTACTTCAAATGCCAATTCTTTTGATAACTCTTCATTGAATTTCTTCTTATGAAGTTTAATTGTAAGTTTTTGATTTGGGTTACCATCCTTACCAGCTAATGCAGATACGAAGTTTAACCTACCTCTTAGATTTGCTTTCTTAATACTTCTGAATAACTTACCTCCATCCAATTCATGTTTGTTAATAAATTCTTCAACAGCCGAACCTCTTGTCCCAGTTAGTGCAGCAATTCCCATTGCTTCTTTACTAGCTGCTTCGTTTACTGATTCTTTTAATTGTTTTAATAATAGTGGTGCCATTTTTAACACATGCATAAACTCCTTTTTTGTCATAACAATATGGTCACCTGCGGTTTGGTATTTTGGTGCATTGATTTGAATCATTTGTCCACCTTTACCTGCGAATTTGGTAATTTGAATTTTTTTAAGTTGGTAGATATCCGTTGCTTCGTTTACTGATTTAGTATTACAACCACCTTCGGTTACTCCACCACACCCACATCCACAATCAGAATGAGATTCTTGCACTTTGAATTTTTTACCATCAACTTCGAACTCATCTTCTCCAGCTTCTTTAGCTTTAGTAACAGCAGCACCAAAGGCGTTACCTTCGTTCTTCTCACCCTTACTATCCCAAGCGGTATCTATTTTGTTGAAAAATTCCTTCTTCTCCTCATCACTCATTGATGGGATAGATTTACCTGCTTTTTCTAATGCTTTTTTAAAAAACGATTTGTAATCAGCTTCCTCAGCCATTACTGTTTTTAGAGTTTCTTTAATTTGGTCTTTGGTGATATTCATAGCTGTTATTCCTATTAAAAGTTTTGTATTGAAGTTGCAATACTATTTAACCTCTCTCTAATCTTTGAAAGAGTTTTCTGAGTACGTTTCCAGTATTGGTCTGAATCCAATCCACCTTCTTTTTTTATTTTACCATACCAACCTACAAACTTTTCGATTTCAGAAAGTTGTTTATTGACGTTTGAAATTCCTCTACCAATTTTTGCTTTTGGTGAGGATTCATCTTTTCTTAACTCATGCCAACGATTTTCGTTAACCTTTTTGTATCCAGTTGATTTATTGATTTTTTTTGTATGAGAATCATCAGGCTCAGCATCTTCATCATCACCATTTGTACGTTTAAACGCATTTGGGGTGTTGTATCCAGCTACATCACCAGAAGTGGTTGCTTCTTCAATATCCAACTCATCGTTTTCAATTTCAGCAATTAGTTCTTCGATATATTTCTTTAAATTATTTTCCATTAACCTTACTCTTCAACTCTTTAATTAATTCGTATGAAATCATTAATGATGAAACGTGGTTATCGGAAACTACTTTACCAATTTTGGTTTTAGATAAAACTGATACAGTTTCAGCTAATTTAATTTTGGTTACTTTATCGTTTATAGATTTACCCAACGATTTCATCTCAGAAATGATTTTAGGAATTTCCATTTCAATGAACGATTTAAATCCAGTTGTGTTGGATAGGTTATTGATATATTCCTTTAATAAATTTTTCTGATTATCATCTAAGTTGGAATACTTTTCATTGAAAGTCTCTACCAATATTTTATAAGTAAGTAAACGTAAATCTTTATCTTGCTTTTTATAGGCCTCAACTACTCTGTCCGATTCCGTTGATTCAACTAATTTAGTTGGCTTTGATGTGATGTTTTCGATTAGAGTAATCTTCGAATTAAATACATCCTTTACATCATAGTTCTCATAGTTCTTAGATTCAAATACTTTATATATTGAAGCTAATACCTTATAGTTTGATATAGGTGAAGATAAGAATTCATCCATATTGAATGATTCGTTAATCTTCTTAATAAGATTATATTTTTCTTTTTGTAAATTCCGTTGATTGATTCTATTGTGCGCTTCATTGATTGTATCAATGAACTTTTCAGCTCTTGATTCCGAATTATACTTTTCTTTTAGTAACAAGTCGTATAATCTTAACTCTTTATTCAATTCAGTCTTAGATGAAAAGAACTCGCTTACTATAGTCTTTGCAGTTTCAGTCGTATCACCATTAAGAACTTCTAAGGTGATTTGCCTCACCAATAGTTCAAATAGAATACCTGTATTCTTAAATTTTGAATGTTTTACTCTCTTCATTACGTTATTTACCCTATAATAATATATTCTTTATACGCAAGTTTTCCGTATATAAATATAAGTTTTATTTTATTTATTAAAATTTTCCTCGTCTAATAAATTACTATCACTTAAAAAGTCAGTTTTTTCAGTAATTACCTTCTTTTTAGGTGATATACCATTAACGTATTCTTTAGCAAATTTATTAGCCTTTCTCCCAACCTTAACTTCGTTTTTCTTCAAAGCCTTTTGGTTTTCCTTAGCACCTAACGGGTCTCTCCCATATGGGTGTTTATCTTTACCATAGGTATTACCTTCTTTTGGTCTACCACCTTTATCTTTTAGTTCGTTTTTCAACTCCTCTAATTCATTCTCAACATCAGTTGATTCAGTTTCCATTGCCGGGTCATTACCCTCATCCTCAATTGAACGATATCTGAATCTATCTTTAAGGTCGTTAACCATTTGAGTTTTTTGGTAATCAATCTCATCTTTACTCATATTGAAGATATTCTCATATGCCCACTCTTTTGAAATCATATTCAATTGAGTAATATCAGATACCAATCTTACTTTCTCACTCCAAAGGTTTACCTTCTCTTGCTCATAGATTGTAGATGGGTTTACCAATGATAATTCAAAATCAACCATTTCAGTTCCTTCTATACCTTGCCCTGCTAAATGTACAACTGCTAGTTTTGTAAGTTCTGATACTAATGTTCTTTGAATTCGTTCGATTGTTCTAGCGAATCTTACATCTTCTGCAGCAAGAGTTGCTTTACCATTTACATTCTCATCGTATCCCAAATATGCTTTTGGAATTTTAAGAGCTGCAAATAGTTTATTCTTTAAGTAATCAATATCCTCAATAGCTGTATATTGTAATCCACCTAATGTATCAATCTCAGTACCACTATCACCACCCCTAACAGGTAAGAAGAAATCTTCAGTTAAATTTTGGATGTTATACTTTAAATTGTAATCACCAGTGTTCTTATCAATGAATGGAGTTTTCTTCATTTTATTGATAATCTTCTGCATATAGTTATCAACTTCAGTTGGAGGAATGTTTCCAATATCAATTTTGAAAACTCTCTTATCAGGTGCTCTCATAATCCTATGAATTAACATAGCATCTTCCATAAGAGAAACTTGCTTCCAAATTCTTCTACCATTCTCAATCATTGCCTTACCATAAGGAAGGAAATTTGTATCTGATAATAATCTGAAGTGTACTATTTCAAAGTTTTCGTATTCACCTTTACCATTTGGGTCGTGGTTAACTTTAAACTTTACATAGTTTG